CTCCCATTCTGGCATTGAGTCTCGGATGGCGGTGTACTTTTGTGTGTCGCCTACCCTGAAGTATCCCTTAGCCTCGATTAGTATTGCCTTCTCTTCGTGTACAAAGTCCGGTACGTACTTCCTGTGTGTAACGTAAGGTAGCCTGTATGGTTCGTATAAGAAGTCGTTGGTTAGCTTCTCGTCTATCGCTGACTCTAAGCCCGACCTAAACTTTTTCTTACTCATCGAACTTTAACTCCTGTACATTCGGTTCCTTAACTACCTTACACAAGAACTTAGGTTTGTGTGAGTACTTAAACACCCTAAGGTCAGGGAAGCAATGCCTCTTGTACTGACAATAAGAACAACCTAACGCTAACTCCATGTTGCCTGACTTGCCATCTGGCTTTGGCTTGTGACAGTAGGTGTCAGGCTCTGGCTTTTTTACCATGTCTTTAAGATGGTCTACCCTCTCGGTAATCGTAGATTCAAAGTCAAGAACTTCTTTAACCTTAGGGTCACCCATGTCGTACTTGAGGAACGTAAGGTAACCGTTCGTCTTGTCCATTGCTAACCAACCTATCTCACTGGAACCTTCCGAATGAGCGTAGGCTTTAATCTGATCAACGTAACCGAAGGGGTCATCATGTAACAACGAACCATCCTTGAACTTCTTAAAGCCAAAACTACTGGCAGACTTAACATCAGTCACTACACCGTCTATCTTACAGTCCATTGAGCCGCGAATGCCATTCACTTCGCACTGCTTCTGCTCATCTGTAACCTCATGTCCTGACATCCGTGTTAAGAACAACAACATCTCTTCAATGAGATGACCATACATAAACTTAATGTAGGTGTGAGGCTCTATCTTTTCCTTCTCTGTCCCTGCTACTACGTTCCAAAGGTATCGGTCTGTGCGTCCAATGTTAGACAACCTAAGCGTCCGTTTGTCCTGTCGCTTCTCCCTGCCGAACTCAGTACGCATCAGAGCCTTAACACCCTCACCAAACTTCTCTATCTCAGCTTCTACGTCAACGCTTGGGTCAGCATCCTTAGATACCATCATGCTGTAAATATCTTTGACTACTGTATCAGTTGTTTTCATTTAACACCTCGATAGCTTCCTCTGGTGAGCATTTGAACCATTCGTTCCTACGTTCAAACTGTTGAGCTAACTTATAATGTGCCTTACTTTCAGCCTTACGTCTATCTTCTGCATTATAACTATAGTATAACACATAATCACGGAAAGGGCAACTAGTTTGATAGCTATTCAACCTGTCCTCAGCGTCAACTGCCATGCCTATCTTAACCCACTCAGGCCATACCGGATTGCCCATGATGTACACCGAGCCTTCCTTAACCTGATCATACACATCCTTGGTCTGCTTGTCGTACAACTTAGCAAGCATCTTAGGTGGTAGCTTATCGCCCTTCTTGAGCTTGTTCTCGATACGCCTCATGTCGTAGCAAGAGATGCACTTGTAATGCTTCTTGCCTACAAAGGAAGGCCACCAGTTATCCTCATTCAAGTGAACCCCACAACTGATGCAGTGTTTATCAGTGGGTATCTGCCCATGTGTCTCCGACTTTGTACTCGCCTGCGAGGGGACAGTTGAGCTTGTAGTGGAGTCCTGCCGCTTCGATGCAACTGGTGGCGAGTCGTCCGAAAACATCAGCTTCATCTGATCGTACTTCTGTTTGAATTTCATCATGTATATTTCCTATAATCTTATAATCAATGTTCCATTTGGTTGCGTACTCATCCAGTAGGCACAGTGCTTTCTTCATAACGATTGCACCTGCGCTTTGTAGCAGAGTGTTTAATGCCGCGTGCTCTGATCGTACTGCGACCCTTCTCCTATCCAATCCAAGAACATAACCTCTTCCTGAAGCCACCCCAACTCGTTCTCGTAACCTTCCAAGAGCAGGCGTATTGCTGAGGAACTTTTCCTTAAGTCGCTTACCATCTTTAGCAGTTCCTCCGACGATACTTCCGATCTTTGCATCTCCTGCGCCGTAAAGAAAAGCGTAGATGAAAGTCTTCGCTTGGTCTCTAGTAGCAAGCCCCGCAGCCAACTGGTTTGCCGTGTGTATATCTCCTGTGAGAATTTCATTGGTGTATCCTCCGTCGTTCATGTAGTGTGCAAGCATTCGTAACTCTAAGCCGCTTGCGTCCATACCTACTAACTTGTATCCACTAGGTACTGTCCAGACCTCACGACACTCTCTACCGTAAGGCGAGTAGACTGCCGGAACCTGACCCATGTTTGGTTTGGAGTGCGTCATACGTCCTGTGACTGCGCCATTAGAGTTCACGTAACCATGTACTCTACCGTTGTCCTTAACTGCATCCACCCAACTCTGTATCTGTGCGATACGCTTCTGTACCATAAGGTACTCACCAATAAGCTCCGCTTCCGGTATACCCTTCACCTTATTCAGAACGCCTTCGTCAACGATTGGCTGTCCCTTCTCAGTGAAAGTCTCTGGAACCCATCCGTAGTATTTTAGGTAACGTCCTATCTGTTGACGTGAGCCTAAGTTAAACTCTGGATAATCCAGTCTGCTGAATGGTGCTACTGCTGTCGTCCATTGCTCTCCTAAGAACTTGAGGCCGACTACTGAGTAACTGCCGTCCTTCTTTACCTTGGGTGTTATCTCCTTAATGAATGTTGGCAGAGGTTTGAACTTCTCATGTACCTCATCCTCCAAATCAAACTTTCTTTCCTTGAGTTTGGCTAACAAACCAAACGCTTTCTCCTGATCTAAAAGCCATCCGTTCTTAATCTGCTTACTAATAATCCTTTGTACCTGACCTTCCAACACAAGGCTTTCAGTTCCAAAGCCATTAAGGTCACGAAGTAATCTCTGGTACACCAGTTCATTAACCCTAACATCTTGCTGACAATACTCCACCATATCCTGCGAAAAATTAAGCCAATCACTGTGTTCTCCTTTCGGTTGATGTAACAACTGACCCCAATTCTCCAAGCCGTGACCACCTAAGCGCGATGGTTCTGCTAGTCTGGACATGACTAATGTGTCAGTAACTTTACAATTGCTGAAGTCTACGTTAAGTAACTTCTCTAACACTGGAATGTCATAGCCTATAATGTTGTGACCGATGACTTCCAATTCTTCCTGCTCTGCTATCCAATCCTTGAAGTTAGGTAGGGTATCCCCTGACCACTCGATGTACTCCTTAGCCTCTCTCTCGTAGGCTATAACGCACCAAACCGTATCAGGGTCTAGGCCGTTAGCTTCAATATCAAAGACTATCTGCTTCATTAAAACTCCGATTCATCTACCGGACATACCGTTTCAATCATACGTCCTGAGTCTTTATCATAGAACAAGTAACAAGCCGCACCTGTGAGACCAACAAACCTATTCTTCAGGACTCGTACCGTGGTGGTGTTGCGTGTCGTTGGGTCAGCGTGTTGTTGGTCACGTTCCAAACCAATAACGATGTCGCTAAGTTGCGCGATTGCCGCCGAACCTCTGAGTTCTCCCAAACTAATCTTGCCACCGTCTTCGTGCGCCTTCTGTCCTGAAGGTCTACGGAGGTGTGACACCAAGAACAAACCAACTCCTGTCTCTTGAACTAGCTTACGTAGGTTAGTCATTATGCTGTCGATTGCCTTACGCTCGTCACCGTTGTCCTGATCTGACACCACGATGCTGAGGTGGTCAAGGATAATCCACTTGCAATCCAATCCTTTAGCCATGTACCTGATACGACCCAAAAGATTGTCTTCGCTAGTACTACCCCAATGGTCGAACATAAAGATACGTCCTGAGCCTAACGTCTTCTCCCAATAGCCTCGCTTCTCTTCTTCAGTCACGTCCTTGTCTAAGTGTAGTTGCTTCTCTGCTTCGATGGACATGATACCTAACGCTGTCTTAGGGATGTCCTCTTCCAGTGCTAGGATGCCGATGTTGTCGTCGGTAGCACCAAGGAGGTAGTGTTCCAACTCCCTGACGATTTGACTCTTACCCATTCCCGAACCACTGGTGATAGTAACCAACTCTTTCTCCCTGAACCCGTGAGTAAACTCATTGAGGCATTGCCAAGGGTAGGGTATTGACACTGTGTTCTGTTGTTCGATAATGAGGTTCCAAGTATCGTCACCTGCAACAATACCATCAGGCTGATAAGCCTTAGCATTCCACCACTCCTTTACAAACGCTTGGACTTGATTCCCCTTCAGCATATCTCCTGCGTCTTTCATCGGTAGGGTTACGTTCTTTGCTTTGTTGGGGGTGAATAAATCAAGTACTGACTTGGCTGCTTCCTGTCCTGCCTTGTCGTTGTCGAAACAGATTACAACATTCTCGAAACTCTCTAGCCATTCGAGGTTGGCTTTGATGTCCTTGCTTGCTCCGGCTGCGCCACTTCGGATGGAAACGACTGGCCACTTTCCGTCGAACATTTCGTTGACAGCCATTGCGTCCGCTTCGCCTTCTGTAATCGTGATGTATTTACCGCCACTCTTGAAAGCTTGTTGCCCGAATAGACCCGCATTGTCAAAACCACCTGTTGCATAAAACTGTTTGTTGTTTACGATACGAACCTTCGTACCAATAGCACCACCGCCATCCTTATCAAAGTAAGGGTAGTGATGTTTCGTTATCTTACCTTCCGTGTCGTACTCTACTGTCACTCCGTATCGTTTAGCTACGTCCTGTGAGATACGTCGGTCTGTTATTCTCGCTGTTACTCCTGTCATTTCTAATGTCCTTTGTGGTTTACGTGAAACAAAGTCTGAGGCAGTTCCGTTGCCTCTCTCGTAATGGTTACAGCCTGCCGTGAAGCAGACTGCGTGTCCATCTGAGTACCTTGCTAAGTTGTCACCTGAGTTACATGATGGACATGGCTCGTGACGTAGAAAGGTAGACTCTGCTGTCATTAGAAATCCTCACCATCGTCTGCTTCAGCAACCTCCAGAACCTTGACCTTGTTAAGGTAGGTGGATGTTCCGTGTACAGGATGTGGATTACCTTCAGCCCATAACAAACGCACCTTGGAACCTCGTGTGACTCGGCCTTGGAATGGTTGACCATCAGCCCCTAGCACTGGTACGTCATACTTGGTGCTGAACTTACGTTGCTTTGTACCTTCGTACTCGCGGAGCTTGACACCCTTAGCTTCTAAATCACCTGCCGTTGGTTCGTCTACGCTAATCACCATTGAATATTTACCAGTTGATTGACCCTGATAAACTTCGTGCTCGTTTAGGTTTTCAAACGCTACTGTACCTTCGATAACTGCCATATTACTTTCCTTCTCTTCTATAGTTATGACCCTAAGTACACCTTAGGATCGTTTGGTTTAAACTTTATTGATTTATTAAAGAACATAACATAAGTATATTATAGCATTAATTATTGCTAATGTCAAACCCTAATTCACTTAGGTCTACGTTATCTTCCTCGTCTAATATCCCACCACCTTCAAAGGCTAGTGCTGCGTTAGTGGAAATACTCATACAATTATAACACAAATCTAAAGGCTTGTCAGTATTATAATCAGTACGTTTCAACTCTGACTCACTTAGTATCTTGTCACAAGCTCTGCATCTGCTCACTTTGTATGCACTCCTATTGTGTCGTAGTGTACCTTCTCGAAGTCGCTACGCGCCATAGTATACAGGTCGTGCTGTATGTGCTGTCGTGCGGCCTGCTGCATCTCAGCTACGCTCATGGCGTACAAGAGGTACTCCGTAACTTCATCGACCCTTACGTGGTCTTCCTTGCTAATCCAGTCGTTCTGTTCATAACCTATCAACTGCTCTTTAATCCTGCTCATTGTCCCAATGCTCCATAGTTTCTTTGATGCCGTAAACTAAACACCCAATTAAAAAGATAACAACTAACATATCAAACATCATCCTCTACCTCCGTCCATACGTTGCCTAGTGTAACAATAAAGAAGGGAAGTAGCAACACTAAACCGTCGAAGGCGTACGCTTCAATCTCTCCACCAACTGAAGCCCATACAGGACGACTCTCCACACTTTCTATGTCAAACCCAAAGCCGAACCTTGGTTCTACGTTTAAAAACATTCCGAAAATACTAGTCTGCATTTTGAATTACTCCACTCTCATCAATTAAATCCTTCACAAAAATACCGTCAACCATCTTACCCGTGCGGTATTTAATATCATTATACGCTACGTTCATACAGTCTGTCAACGTTAAGTTGTGTCGCTCGCATAGATTAATTAGCACGACCAAGATGTCGCCCACGTCGTCGCTAAAGTCTTGGCTGTGTTCTATGTTGACCCGTAGCTCTTCTACCTCTTCTAACAGCTTCTCGAACTGTTGGTGGTCTGTACTGCCCTCAATCAGGTTACGTGCGTTATGCCAGTCGATAATCTGTTGCTCTAATCTGTAGTACGTTGTCATTATGACTCCTCTCTGTAGTTTACTTGCTGTTTAATATCTGCAATCACCTGCTGCAATTCCGTCAGGCTCTGACCTAACTCCTCTATGGTTTCCGCCAGTAGGTCGTTCTCTGTCGTGTTGTCTGTAATCATTTTTAAACCTCTCTATCTTTCAATATAAATTTATATATGTAGAAGTCCATACATTCGTCCAACGCGTAGGCGGCCTCAATATCCTCAGCATCTGGCGAAAAATTAGCAAACTTTAACAGTCTATCTATTTTTTCCTGCGAGGCCGCTACTATGGCCTTTAAAGTCTCGCGCCGGTCAATGTGCGCCTGTAGTGCCAACTCTCTCTCTTCCGCGTCCGATAGTCCGTCAAAATGTGAATCTCTCGCATCTTCTTCTGATACCCTGCACCTGTAATCGTTCATAATAATCTCCAAACATTCATAAACACTGCGGTAACTAACCCGCCTCCAACAACACCCGCACAGAATAACAAAGTTAAGTCGATAAGTCTACTGTATTTCCATTTGTTTTTCATCACGACACTCCTATTTATGTTTAACATTAGTCTGTAATGGACTGCCCACTGCATTGCACTCCACCTTTAGATCATCCTCTAACTCGTGGATTACCGCTTTCCATTTGGCTTCTTGGTAAAAAGCACCCCATAACAGACCGTCAATATAAATTTTGTATGATTCCATCTTAATGAACCTCTTTCGGGTAATAGTAAGTTTAACGAGTGACACTCTACACGAATGCCACCTATAAATCTACTCATCGTCGTAACTGGCGTGTTCTTTCCATTCTTTATAGAGCTGAATAATAGCATCCTCTCCGTGCTCTTCTGCATAGCAGTGACCCTCAAGCCAACCACGCGCCCAAGCTATCGCGTACAGGTCTGCGGGATGGTCAAGCGTTCGGATGTCAGGGAACTCGCCCTGCAACTCTATCTCGCCCTTAATGTGACGTTTCAGTATATCTACGTTGGCTTGATCTGAAGCTGTCATTTTATCACCTCCTTGCATAGTTCTCCGTAACACTCCGTGTCGTAAGCCTTCTGCCATGCATGACCGACCTCGTTGTCGCTGTAGTCTGCTACGATTTCATCAGGCTCATCATTGAAGTTGTTACACAAGAACCAAGTGCCTTCCTCCTGCCCCTTTCGCAAGACTATCTCAGTCTCGTCACAAGCCTCAGCGTTCTCCTTGGCCTCCTTGTAGGATGTTCCTGTATAGTCAAGCTCGCCTTCGCCGTAGACCTCGATTGTGTAGCCCTCAGCCAAGCCCCATTTGATCAGGTGTAAGTGTGATTTTTTCATTATGCGTTCCTCCAGTCATCTGCTTCTACAATTATGTTATAACCCAAGCCCTCAGCCGCTTTTAGTACAGTCTCTGATAAAGTCTTAGTTCCTGCTATGCCTGCGAAAGTTACTGCGACTTTGTTGACAGGGTAAAACATTTTCTTTCCGTAAACTTCTTTGATTCTGATTCTAAAATTCATATTATTTACTCCAATTTTCTTCAATTGCTAATTTGATTGACAGCGGGTTGAATACTGCGCCATCGGGGGTCTTATCGGGCAAGGCTATCAGTAAGCGACACACTGCGCGTTTAAGGCTGATTTCAGGATACTCAGACATCCACTCCCACTCAGCGTACCAATCAGGGTCGTTATGTAACCAGAGACAAACATTCCAAGCATTCCAACTACGGTGACCATTATATGATTTCATAGTGATTTTCTCCAAGTTATACAATAAAGTTTAAGAAGGCTTTGAAGCCGTATATTAACACAAAAGCCCATATAAAGTAAGCACTGATTACAATAATATCATCTAACATTTTACACCTCCTAGTTAAGTTATGCGTAGACACTCGCTAGAATGCCTACTGATAACCTTACTATTTCATCCACTCGTCATGTGCTTCCTTGTACAGTGCATAAGCGTGGTCGAATTTGGCCTTGGCTGCAACCATCTTAGCCTTATCAACCGCAAGCTCTGCTTTGTTCACCGGATCGTCACCGGCGTAAGGCTTCAGGTCAGCATAGTGATTCTTGTGCCACAGGTAGTCCAAGCTCTTGAACATCGCCTCAGCCCCGTGAAACTTTGCATTGTAGTAGTTGACCATCCTGCCGTCACTCTTGGCTTTGTCTAAGACCTTGTAGCACTCTCTTGAGTACAAGCCTGCACCTTCCAGTAAGCTCATTACTACGTTATTATCTTTAATGCTCATGTTAAAATTCATCATGGGTATTGCCTCTCAGTTAAGTTATGCGCAAGCACTCGCTTGAATGCCTGCTGATAACTAAACTCCCGATATATCTAAGATTTCGTAACACTCCAAGATTCTGTAACGCTTAGGTTTAATCGCAGTCCAGTCCTCAAGGATACCGTCACGGCTCGCCGCAATGTGACCCTTGACGTGCCAGACAAACTTTCCTTCTTTCGGTACGTTGTTGCGGACGCTCGCCAAAGTCTTACCGAATTTGTACGGGTCTACCTTGACCGCTACTTTACCATGCTCGGCGTACAGTGCCAAGGAGTGATGAAAGTACACACCACCACACCCGTGCCTGTATCCTCTAG